CCAAATATGTGTTTCTTGGCCCAAGTTGATGATGTCGCCTGTATTCCGTTTCCAGGGTCAGCAACCAAATCTTTGTAAAGTAGAACTTTTTCTTTCCAAACGTCTATTTTAAGTAAATCAGCTTGTGTTGATGGGTTAGTAAGACCTAAAGTGAAGTTGGCCAACTCATCCTCAAATCCCAAAAGAAAAAGATGAATGATTGCGATTTTGTTAAGTTCTGCAATCATACTTTTTTGAATCCTATTAATAGTTCTGGCAAATCTAATATCTTGTAATGATAAATTTTTACCATCGCCAACAACCTCTTCAAACCCTAAGAAAGCTTTGGGTACACGAAGTGCTGTTAATAATTTCTTTTGAATATATTCAATATCGGCAATTTCGGATAGGTTTGTAGCTCCCGGTAATGTTGTAATTGGGTCAGGAGCCGCTGGGTCACGTACAGGTATAAAATAATCTTGGTCAACCGCCATTTGGTTGAATCTCATATCCACATTGCCTGTTTTACTATCAACAATTTGCTCCCTTTTGAATTTATTTGCGACACGTTGTACATACGCCTCAACATCATCGTCATTCATGTTTCCAACGAATACTTTAAACATTCTTCTTTCAGGTGCTCTTGATGTACGATAAATCAACATAGCATCTTCTGATAACAAAAGTTGTTTCCAAATTCTTCTTGCTTTTTCCAACATAGAAGTACCATAAGGAAGTTTTCTGTCGTCACCTAATAATCTAAAGTGAGCAATCTCCCACGATTGGAATTCCATATTTTTGTTCTTCCAAGTAAAAGCCAATGCTTTGGGTTTTTCAGGTTGTTGTGAACTAGGTGCAAGAATTTTGTTTTGGGCACCAACTTCATGTCTTTCTATTTCAATTGTTGGAAGTTGTTGACATCCAACAATACCCTTTTCAGGGTCTAATTTAAGATATACAAAGTTGTCACCGAACTTACAAGTATTTCTTGTCCACATTGGTAAATTAGTATTGATATCCAATGTGTTGTTGAATAAATCCGCTAATACAGATTTAATTCTCTTCGATTCAGAATAAATTTGTAATATAAAACCGTCTTCGTTAGTGGTTGTGGATTCTTCAGCATATATGTCCAAAGCGGCAGAAATCTCAGGTGTATACTCCATTGACTCATAGTCATACTGAGACGACAACCTTGTTGGCTCGTAATAAATGGCTTGTGAATAAAGGTTATTTTCAACCTTAGCCCACTGATTTGTTAAATAATATGTTTGTTGTGCTTGGAGTTTTTCACGCTCGTATTCTTCTTTACTTTTAGTTCTTAACAACTCTTTTTTGTCGAACTTGAAAGTAGGATAATCCTGATTCAACAAAGAATTAGGACCAAAAGTTTTCGATAGTCGTTGCCAAACCGTTAAATTATTTTCAGCCATATTACAATTTTACTTATTCCCTTGATAATATAAATAGTTATTACGCCCCGAATAACCACTTATATTTTTCATAATCATCTCTTGTCGGCTGATTAATACCTCTTTGATTATTACCCACAGCTTGTGGTGCCATTGGGTTAAAAAATGCAGAGCTATTTTTGTTTTCGTTTGTGAATGTTGCCCATGAATTAATCATGGCTTTGGTATGATTTGTAACCTTTTGAATTGATTGAAATGATTTTTCTGCAACATAAATTGCCATAGAAATTGCCATTATACAGTCATCGTGATGACCTTTTTGGTGGTCAGGTCTTCCATTCACGTAAATAAATGTATTCATTTCATTATATAATCTGTGAGAATAAATTTTAAAATCGTGTCTAGCAGCTTCTTCAAGAGATGAAATAATTTGTACCCTTTTGTTGTTGAAATTAATTCCGGGGATTTTTTCATTCAATTTAGGGTCCCATTTCCATTTATTTTTCGGGTCAATGTTATCGATGTAAAGACCTCCAGTATAGTTCATCTCCTGCATTTTTCTTGCTGTAGAAACTCCCATACCTCCCGTTATATCAACAACACAATAAGCGTTATACATACTACCCCATTTGTATGCAATCTCGGCAATTACATCAGGGGGGACTTTACCAACATATTCTAACACCTGTTCCCTCTCATCAAAATCAATTATTTGAATACATGAAAAATCTTCAGAATCACCTCTTGATACGTCAACACCCATCACATACTTATGACTATTTTCAGGTTCTTTAAATATCCAAAGAGAAGCCCCCATCAATTTTGCCTGAGGTTCTCTCAACATATTTTTCATTATATTATCCATTAAATTGGAATCAAATACGTTATCACCCGAACCTAAGAAATTACATTCCAATTCCTGAGCGACTTTTCTTCTATCAAATTTCAATTTTTTAACCATACCTTCGAACCAAGAAGAACAGGGTTTATATCCTTGTTTGATATAATCTGTCACAACCTCATGGTTTCTTTCGTATGGGTTTAGAACTGTTAAATCGATTGTGGCATCGGAGGGATAATCTTCTCTATTCAAAAGGAAATGTACAATATCTTTTGTCTTGACCATATATAAATCTTTGGTATATCTTGGGTCTCTATGCCAAAACATCTCAGAAATTTTGAATTCATTCATCCCTCTAAGAGCTTGATTGTATATATCGTAATAGATGGGGTCGTAACCGTTAGGGGTAGAAATTACAATAACTTTACCACCTGTAGAGAGTGAGGCCATACAGGCAGACCAGAAATCATCATCGGCTTCAATGAACGCGGCCTCGTCAAAAATCAAAATTGTAGGTGTATAACCACGGAGAGCATCTTTGGATGTTGCAACTGCCTTTACCTCACAATCATTAGTTAACTTAAAGTGTCTCTGCGAATTCTTTTCTGCTGAAAATCCAACTCCAACCCAAGCGGGCCATTGTTCGGTAAATCCTCTTACTTTGTTTGCAAATTCAACTGAAGTATCCAATTTGTTCGCAATAATTAGGATTTTTTCGGGCTTTTGTTTTTTTGCGAAAACTAATCTTTTTGATGCCCACGCAGCAGTCACTGTCGATACCCCGGCTTGTCTGTACTTTAGGGCGATATTCTCATTATATTGGTCATAATCTTCAATGAGAGTAACCTGGTCTGGAAATAAATCTAATGGTACATACTTTGAAACTGTGTTGTCGTATGTCTGCAAATAAGTTCTAAGTGCATAAGGAGTATTCCTCATACACTTGGTAACTTCAATAATTAATTGTTCTTTAGTCAATGGAAAACTTATTTAGGTCTTGATATACCTAAACTTCCCAAGAAATCGTCTAAATCATCATCAGATTCATCGTCAGATTCGTCATCGCTTTCATCTTTGAAATCTTCGTACTCTTGTTTCAAAGTCATAGCTTCTTTCATAATTTCTTCGAATCTTTTTGTCGCTTTTTTGACTTTTGAATTATCTTCGGAAATTGCATCTCCGATAATTTCTAAAAACTCTTCCGCTGGAATTTGGTATAACAAAATATGGAACCAGTTTATTAGACCTTTATTTGTTTCAGAAAACATTTCATCAGGAAGTGCAAATCTGATTTTTTCAACTATTTCAGGCCCTATACGTAATTGCATTGGTTCGTTTGCTAATGTATCTACTGCACCTAAAACCTTTTGTCTCATACCAGGTTCTTTAGGTAATCCGTGTCTACCTTTGGATTCTTCTATCCCTTTAATAATTTCATGGCATAATATTGGAAAAATCATACCGTAAGCTCTTATAACCGTATCCGATTCGCTACCTTCACCATCACCTTCTTCACCTCCATCATCTTCGTTGTCTAATTCTACTTTACCTGCAACACCTTGACCTGTTTGACTCATCATTTCAATCATTTGTTCCATACTGAAATAAAGAAAATCATTTATAGCCATGATTGCTAAATAATCGTTATAAAGCCTTGGGTTAATTCTATCTAACTGAGCTTTAACTTCTGGTTTTTGGAATACGTAGTGACCTTTTTTTGCGGCACCTTGAATAAGAGCATTGATAATGTTTCTCTTATGTTTTTCTAATTCAAATACTTCTTCGTCGGTTAAATCCTCGATATCAAAAGAAGGTATTTGTAATTTTTGCTTTTCCTCATCATCATTTTCTTCGTCATCAGTTTCAGGTTCTGGTTGGAACCTAAAGTTTGATATATCTACTTGTTCTCCTAAATGGGGTTCGATTGTAACCCAATTTTCAGGAATTTCAGCTTCTTCGATTGAAGCGTTTTTTGCTAGTTCTTCTAATTCGTCTTTATGAGCTCTTTCAATGTTCATAATACCAGGAACTCTTCTCATCATATCTTGTATGAGCATTCCCTGTATTTGTTGTGACGACAAATCTTGAATACCTGTAACTTCTTTCAATTTATCTACAACTTTTCCAAATCTATTTGAAACTAATCTTTGTACATCTTGTGGTCCTTTCCTAAATGCCGGATTTGTACCATAAAGGTTTTCTTTGCTCGCGAGTTTCCTTTCGAGATTTGGGTCCATCCTTTCAGGTCTATCGCCGTAATTTATTTGTTCAGATATTTTCTTTGCCATTTTTACTTAGATAATAATTTTAATATAACATCCAAAACTTCATCCTTAGCTTCCTCAGGACTTGGTCTTTTCGCTTTTGGGGCAGGATTTTCTTTTTCGTTAGGGTTTTTAAAAGGATGTGGTGGTTTCTTTGGTTTTTCTGAAGGTCTTGTAGTTGGTTTTTCTTTCGGTTTTGTCGGTGCAACTGCAGGATTATTTTCAGATAAAAACTTTAGTAATTCACCTTTTGTGATTTTAGGAGGAAGGTTTTTTTCAACAATTTTCATAATTTGAGATTCTAAAAACAAAGATACGGGATTTTTACCTTCTTTCAAAGATTGTTTAACGTCTTTTACGCATCTCTCATATTTGTTTGTTTCTTTAGCACTCCACATACTTCTTTTTTGGGTACCAAATTCTTTTCCTAGTTGCGCAGTGC